CGCAAGGAACTGTCTCTACGCATTTAATGATGTCTGGAGAAATAGATGGTGGAAAAGGTATTGCTTATCCAAGCGTTTTTTATAACGCTGATACTCATTCTCTTTATCAACCAGAAAATCCTTATAAGGAAGCTAAGTCTAGGGGCGAAGTTATTATATTCAATACACCTAAAGAAGCTGAGTTTTTTACCAAAAATTATAAGACAGCATTGGGTGCTGGCGAAAATCTGGCTGGCCCTATTCAGTAATATGAACCAACCAATGTTTAATGTAAACTTTGCCCCACAGCAGGGGCCAGCTCCAATGGCTGCCGTTGCAGCTACCAAGCAAGCTGCTCCTGCCCCAGATTTTGGGCAAGGCTTATACGAACAAGTGCGCCTGCACGAAGGTATCCGTGAATACGCCTACGAAGACACCGAAGGCAATCCCACCATTGGCATTGGCTTTAACTTAGCCGACAAGGATAATAAGAAGATATTGGCTAGTATGGGCTACAATGTTAAAGAAGTTATTGCTGGCAAGATTAGACTTACAGAGCCTGTCATTAGGAGCCTGTATGAAAGGTCTATTGCTAAGGCCACTAAGGACGCTAACAACTGGCTTCCCAATCTTTCGGAGCAGCCAGAAGATGTTCAGAAGGCTGTGATTGATATGTCCTTTAACTTGGGGGCAACCAAGCTAGCTGGATTTGCCAAAACCCGTGAAGCTCTGATTAATAAAAACTATAAAGAAGCATCTAAACAGATGCTTGATAGCAAATGGGCCAAGCAAGTGGGCAAACGTGCCAACACGCTTTCTGAGATGGTGCGCTCGGCCAAATAATCTTTATGCAAAAAGACCTTGTATTCCTCAGTAATTTCAAGCCGTTTGGCGAACTGCTCAAGCAAATCCAAGAGATGAGAGAGGATGCTATTAGCTCTCTGCTGGAGGCTAAGACAGAACACATTCAGCAAATTAGTGGGCAGATAATTGCTTTTGACAGCATTTTGCAGCTTACAGAAGCTAAAGACGTTATTAAGAAGACAGATAATCTTCCTTAATAGGGGTAGCCTTACACATGGCCTTTTTCCGGCGGCCATGCAGCTCATAGCTTTTAATTAAATAGCTTGCGGCTTACAGCTTAAAATTAAAAAGAAACAAGAAAGAAAAACAGAGTATGAGACTAAATCTAGCCCCTTGTCAAGCAAATAATTTTATTTCTTGTATTCCTCGACTGAAACTATTTTTATTCCACGGAAGTTCTCTTTCATGGAAATGATGGCTTTTTGAGCGTCTGCTGCCCACATCGGCGTTTCGCCAGCACACAGCACCTCGGCATCATTAGGCAATCTGTCGTTCCCAGAACGGAGATATTGAGTCCATTTAATCTGATAGCGGTTCATCGTTGTGTGTTTTTTATCTTAACGTCTCCCGCCATCCAATACGGGGGATTCTCACGGCTATACTTAAAGATGCTGTGTTCTGGGATGATGAGTTCTCCCTTATGGCGGCGCATACTCTTGGCAATGTAATAGTGTTCTGGGGCAACCCAAGCATTTGGGTTTGTGCTGTAGTGGTTTATTACAAGGCTTTGCATAACATAAATATATGAGATAGATTAACATAAATACGTCAAGCATCAAAAAGGGGTGGTATTATCTGTCTATCGACTTCGCTGGTCGTTAACAAGCGGCACAAAACTATGTCTGATGAAGTAACTGCACCCAACGCTGGGGGTGCTGATAGTAACCCAGTGGTAAAGTCCAACATTACAATGGCAGAACTTGCACGCCATCGTATTAGCCAGAAGACCCAAGGGCAACCGCCCTCGGCTCCTACGGCTTCAGAACCCAAGACTCAGGAGGAACCAGAGCGTAAAGTGCAGCCGACTAAGGAGAGCGGCCCCACCGAAGCAAAGGAACCAACTAAGCCAAAGGATGTTCTTTCAAACGAAGTTGATTTAGAGAATATGTCAGAAGCGGAACTGCGCGAACTATCTGAAAAGCTAGGTTCGCGTGCCGTGGCCCGATTTGGGGAACTCACTGCTAAACGCAAACACGCCGAGGAACAGCTTGCTGCCCTTCGGAATGAGTTAAACAATCGCAATAACAGCGACCCACTCGCTTCTGAGAAAACCAAAGACAATCCCTATGCGTCTATCAAGACCCTTCCCGACCTACAGGCTAAAACCCAAGAAGTCGATGAGGTGATTGAATGGGCCGACGATGTGCTATGGAACAATGAGCATTTGGCGGCGGATGACGTAGTGGCAACAGTGAACGGTCAGGAGTTGACAAAATTGCAAGTGCGGAAAGCCCTGCGCGATGCTCAAAAAGCTCGCAAAGACTTTCTTCCCTCGCAGTTGCGTGAACTACAGGCTAGTGAACAACGTAAAGCCCTTCGCGGCCAAATGGACGTTGCTGCTAGACAGGAATTGGAATGGATGGGTGGTGAGGATAACGATGTTCGTAAGCAATATGAGATATTAAAGGGCAGTCCCCTTCTCAGAAAGGCTATGGATAGCGTCCCTGACCTAGAGCCTTACATGGAGTATATGGTGGCACACGCCGCTAATTCTATTTATGGCCGCAAGTCTATCAATATAGACAAGCCCAAAGCCTCAATCAACCCGCCTTCTTCGCCCGGTTTTTCGGCAGCTCAAACTGAGCAGCCCGAAGGTCGTCAGCAGAAGCAGGAGAGAGACATCAACGAGAGGTTCTTAAAGACTAATGCAGTGAGTGACTTCATAGCCCTCCGAACGCAACAAATTTCTAAACGTAAGTAATTATCTAACACAATGGCCTTTTCAAACACATTCGACACAACCAATCCGGGTTCTGCGGTATCAAACCGCGAAGACCTGCTTGACGTATTGACGATTCTTGCACCAGAGGAAACTCCTGTGCTGTCGTCCGCCCCTAAATCCAAAGCTTCCGCCACTTTCGTTGAGTGGACAGTGGACAGCCTTTCTGCTCCCGTCACAACGGGTGTTGCGGAAGGTTCTGATGTCACTGCCTTCACCGACAAGTTTGCTGGCCGCGCTCGCCTTGGCAACTATGTTCAAAAGTTCCGCCGTGACTTCATGGTGTCTGACCTTCAGAACGCTGTTGACTCGGTTGGCCCAGCGAAGATTGCCCAAGCGGAGGCGAAAGCCGTCCGTGAAATCAAGCGCGACATCGAAGCGACTTTGATGTCCAACAATGACCGCTCGGTCGAAGATGGTGGTAGCACCGTCTACGGTCTGCGTGGCCTTGGCGACTGGATTGACTCCGCTGGCCCAGCGGACGTTCCTGCTGCCTATCGCACTCCTGCTGCAAGCATTAGCGCGTCTGGCGCGGTGACAGAGACAGTGTTCAACAACCTCATCACCAGCATCTATCGCGTCACTGGCACAACAAACAGCCTTACGCTGGTTGCTGACACAGCCCTCCGTCGCGTTATCAGCGATTATGCCCGTACCTCTGGCAGCTCTGACTACTCGGTTCGTCAAGTGACGTACAATGGCGAGGTTTCGACCATCAAGCTCGCTGTTGAGATGTATGAGTCCGACCACGGCATGGTGAGCATCGTCAACATGAACCCTGACTGCGCTCCTGACACATCGAACAAAGACACTGGTTACCTTATCAATCCTGACTACTACGGGGTTGCGGAGCTTATCAGCCTTGGTTCGACACGTCTTCCTAACCTTGGCGGCGGCGACCGTGGTTATGTTGACAGCACACTCACACTTCTGGTGAAACATCCCGGAGCGCACGGCAAAATCACAGCGATTGCCTAACCATTAACTAAGGAACTATTAACATGGCTAAATTAACTATCAACGAAGCCGCACAAGGCTTCACACACAAATTGGCATTTGATTATGTCGATTTACAAACCACTGGCTGGCTCTCCACTATCAGTGCTGCCAATCAACGCGCTGTTGGTTCGTTGCCAAAGGGCGGTATTGTAGATACAGCGGTGCTTTACCAAGTGGTAGACCCTGCTGGCGCAACTGACCTTACCATCGACTTCGGTGTTACGGGTGCTGACCCTGATGAGTTCATTGACAACGGCGACGTTGACGGTGCTACTCAGGTTCTTTGGAACACTGGCGATGCCTTTGTTGGCACAGACAGTGGTACGCATACTACCTCCAATGTTGTTAATGGCTACGCCAATAACACGACATCGGCAAAAACGATGTTGATGGAGTTTAATGGCACGGTAGATGACCTCACGGCTGGGAGCTGGGTTCTCGCGTGGCGGCAGATGGATTGTCCTACACAGTAAGCACAAACTAGTCTTGCTATACTTGGGGCATACCTTTAAGGGTATGCCCCTTTTTAGTGCATGAACATAATTACTCAGCTCCCAAGATATTCTGATGGTGAGGTTAATCGAGCGTTAATCCGCGAAATCACAACTGGGATGGAGTTGAAGAAACAGATGGAAAACAAGAAGGAAATTGAGGCGGCAGAACAGGCCAAGGCACACGTTGCGGCCAGAGAGGTGCAGGGGTTGGGGCGTTGCGTAGGGGTGATTCCAGAATGGGAGTTCTTCCGTATGCAGCAGAAGTATGGACACGCCGAGATTCATTCCAAGGGCTTTATGAAGTATTTTCAGAAGAAATTTCCGCATCTATCTCCGAATAAACTATAATGCAAAGCAACACCTACACAAGTTTCTATGCAGACGTACTTGCGCTCACTGGCAACAGCAGCTTTACGACCACTGAGCAAACGCGCATCTTGGCTAATGCGAACCGTAGGTTGTATCAGGCTTATCGTAGCTTTTCAAGCTGGCCGCGCTACATTGTGGGCGGCGAATTACGTCCAGCTACTAATGGGCTGATTAGCCGTGACGCTATTGCGGGGGCAACCTACACCATCAGCACTGCAACTCGTAGTGGAAGTGTAGTGACTATCACTACAAGCGCACCCTATGCTATGTTTACGGGTGCAACGGTGACGATTGCTGGTTTGTCTGGCACGGTGGAACCAGATGGCGATTATGAGATTACAGAAGTGAGTGCTTCTGTGTTCACGTATGATTTAACCACTGGCACTGGCACAGAAACTTACACTGGCAGCGGCACAGCCGTCTATGCTGGCATTTCGACGGTGGATAGCTTCAATCGCATTTTCCGCGACAATCCCCTTAATCTTAATAGCTCTGTAGAGTATGAGTTCTATGTAGATGTTGATGGGGCGCACGTTATCAATAATTTCTCCAACAATAGTTCGTTCTGGGTTAATTATTACAAAGAGTGGAGTGGGCCATACACGGCGGCATCCACAGACATCCCCTTAGAGTTCTATCGTTTTGCTGTCCATGCTACCTACGCTGACTATCTGCGCTTTGATGGGCAGATTGACAAGGCTATGGCCGAAGAAAACAATGCCCAGCAGTATCTTATGATAGAAGTAGACAAAGCAGAAAACCAACGTAACGTAAACACCTTACAACGCAGAATCTCAACCTATAATTCCCGTCAATCCCGCTAATCATGGCTAATACATTTTCAGTCAATTTATATCCGCTTCCCGCACCCGGTGCTACGCTACAGAAACTTGCTGTTAGCACAGCCCCTGTTTCCTATGCCTCTACGTTTTATGACGGCAAAGTAAAGTTTGTGCTGTTTGAAGTGCAAGCTGGTGGGGTGTATGTCACTTTTGATGGCAGCACCCCTAGCTCGTCTAATGGGCATCTCTATGCTGTAAACACCCGCGAGTTCTGGAGTGCTAACAGGGCAGATGCGGCTAAATTCATCCGTGCAACAGTGGATGCCACTGTCTACGGCTCACCCTTTACTTGCTAATTTTATGGCTAACTCAAGAATCGTTAATGGCCCAATGCAAGTGTTACCCGCGCCGGGCGTGGGTGATAGAACATTAGCTGTTACGGGAACAGCTTCTGATTTTATTGTGGCGGCACTTGATGCTGATACAAGTCATGTTTATTGGAGCTTAGATGGGTGCGATATGCGCGTCACAATTGACGGCGGTGCGCCTACGGCTGGGGCTGGTCACATTTTCAAAGACGGCAACTCTGGTATCTGGAGCCGTTCATGGGCTATTGCTGCTAAGGTGATTGCGGTATCTGGCAGCGGCACAATTACAATCAGCGAACTCAACTACGCCTAATATGTCTGGAATCTTTGACCAAGTAATCAACTACGCTCCGCCCAGCTTGCTCAAAGGTACGGTGACGTACAA